AACGAGATAGAGAGGTTCAGATACAGCAGATCAATGAGGGCTTTCCACGTAAAACCGACTAAGTGACAAGGCGGGGCGCTAGTTTCACCTAGAGTCAATCGCCCAAACTACCTGCATATGAAAAGGTTATCTCATGTCTACTATGAATCTAGTATAACATAAGATAACCTATTTGTCAATATATTAAATTTTATTGATCAAACGTTTGTTTATAATTAAACGTTTGTTTATACTGTTTAAACCTATAAAATACTATTTTATTTCTCGGGAAATATTACTCATATTTACGCCAATCTTTTTCATAGTGTTTAGGATACATAGAATTAACGTCTTTATTTTCCATATCCTCGTCAGAATAATCAAACGTTTGTTTAACCTGAATTCCTTCATCAAACGTTTGTTTAAAACGATAGAGGACAGCCGTCATCCTGATCAATAAAAATCCCGCAAATACGATAGAAAGAGACTGTAAAACTAACACAGCAATAATTGTTTGTAAAACTCCAGAATCAATAATCATTTATTTTACCTCCGATTGATCAAACGTTTGTTTAACTTTTTTGTGTTCTTTATCAGCTTGATATATTACATTATATACAGATTGAACAAAATTGATACCATGTAAAATACAATCTGTGTATCTATGAATATAATTTATTGAGTTAAAATCAGCAAGCAATTGAATTACTGAATTTATTTCAGGGAAGGTATCACCATTATCATAAAATTGAGCTACCAGTTCATCAAAATGATTGCTAACAGAGAACAATCTTGTTCTAATATAGTAATGATCATGTTTTTTCTTTTTTAACTCTTTTTTAATGTCTTTACAAAGTTTATTAACAATTTGAAGTTTTACATCATCCATTTTTATTAGCCTCCACAATATCATTCACATCAACAATTTCAAGTTTAATTCCTTGTATTAAACTCATAAATTTCTGTGTCATTTCAGCATCAATTAATCTTTCCATTTTGTAAGCCATGTCAAGTTCATCTGTCCAGTAAACCCATTCCATCCCAAAATCGAATAAGTAACTACCATTAGCAAGTTTCAATACATACATTATTCAATAACCTCCAATAATTCGTCTATGACCATCTGTCCGACCGCCACGCCGTCAACTTCACCCCAGTCCACGGGGTCTACATCTATATGAAATTCTGTTACTACCCAACCTTGCACTTTTGGTTTGTAAGTGAGAAGGAGGCGTGATAAGCCCGCCTTCCCGTAAACCATTATGACCTTAGTCTCTGTCTTGTTCGCTTTCTTCTGTACGATACTTACTTTGTAATTCTGCGAAAATTTTGTCATATTCTCCACAACCTTCCTTAACGAATTGGCATTCTACTATTTCTTCAATCGTCATACCGATAATATAACCAATTTCATTTAAGTCTAGCTCTAAATACCCGATAACTGTATGTTGACCGTAATCATCTTTAGTGACAATAATCATCCAATACGAATCAAGAAACTGTGTCATTTTCATTCTCCTTTATACTAACTTCTTCATCTCTAACAACAATTGATCTTTTATTTATTTTAGGTGTTAAACCCATCTTTAATAATTCTCTACAAACTTTTTGAGCATCTTCAATGTATTCAAAGTGGTGACAACTATCTATAAATGAATCAGTTGTTCTACTATATATTTTGTCTACATCCAGTTTTACTATTTCTTCATGTAAGTAACTATAATTAACATGGCTTACATACATTTCACCAATTGTAACAAAAATAGTTGTATTTTTAACGGATTCTATCATATCAATTCACTCTTTTCCTTATAATGATTTTTGAATCTATTTTCACTCATGTAACTTAATGCGTTATCGCTAGATACTAGGATCATAGAACCATAAGGACAAACAAACGGTCTACCATCTTTTAACTTGATAACAAGATCACCCGAATAATTAGCCTGTACGTCTTTAGCACATGTCATAACATGACGTTTAATTTCATCAATGTTGTTTAAATTCCATTTTACAGCCTCATAAGTTACGTTATGATAGTATTTACGCATATCTCCATATGTCCTCCTTCAATGTATAAGGGGCGTCTACTAGAACTATTCCACCTGCTACATGTCTAGGGGCTAGTCTAGTTCCTGTATAACCTATTTTAAATTCTTCAAAAGGAACTATGTTTCTAAGTGTTTCAGGCATTCCTGCACAAGCTACCTTTCTTTTACGAGTTGTCGCTTCTTCTTCACCGCATGGTACAACTACATTCTTACCTTCTTTTTCTACTTCTTTTGCGTACAGATTAAGGAAATAAGCCTTACTCCTAACATATTTACCTGTTTCAAATGTCGCTTCATGATCCCAAAATCCTAACTTTTTACTGTCAATTTTGTCTGCAATTTCAGGTATGTCAAAGTTTCCTTCTACATGAACACTATCAGTGTCTGCATATATAAACCTATCAAAACACGATTGTCCTGTACGTACCGTCATTGATCTACCATAAGCCGTAATGAATGAACCCATAGCGGTGTAAACAGGGTCTGATAATTCTCGGGGTTTCATTTTAAAACCTAGTGATCCATCTTCTTTAAGCTCTGGATATTTTCCTGTTACATCTGGGTTTGTTGCAAATTTACCGTATAGATTATTTAACATAAGTTTAGCAAGCTCTCGAATAGCACCTTCACTATTCATTTTTATGTTCATCCATTTGTCTATGAAAGTTTTAAATAATCCCTTAACTCCTTTGAATTTGTAGCCACCTAGATACTCTAAACAATTTACTTTATAATTTTCTAAGAATAGTTCTAGTTCTACGTTAGTAAGAGTTAACTTTACTTCATAGCCTCTACTGGATGTAAGGTACTCGCTACCCTTGAATTTTAAAGGCTCATTTTTAACTTGAATCATAGGTATTTTACCCTCTTTTAATTCAAAGATGCATGAAATTTGTTGTATGTAGAGAGGGTACTTATCATCTTTTTCGTATTTATCTTTAAATCTTACGGGCACTCCGTAAGGTAATAATTCGTTGTACATTATAGCAGGATACATGCTATTAACATCATAAACTCTACCTTTTTTAATTACAGTGTTAGCAAATTTAGGATTAAGCCACGTGAAACCGCCTTTATAAGACAACCTTATGAAATCATCTGTCATCATATCTAAAATAGGGAATGTTTTCTCGAATTGTTTTTTACCGTATATCGACTTGAATCCATTCAAACTGTCAGAACCTATTGTCATTTTCTTTAAACCTTGTTTGAATTGTATTTCTAGTGCATCGGCTATAATTTTTATGTCGTTGTAAATATATGAATTCTCTTCTTCTGTTATCTTATGTCCTACAGGTCTGTATGCGTTATAGTCTATATCGCCTTTTAATTGGGGTAGTTTAAAGGCTTTAGCTATAACCTTGACAGGATAAGGTAATTTTTTGTAACTATCGTATATGACAGTGTGAATTTTTTTACCTGAATTATTGTACCCATAACAAATGTCATAACGGTATACAGCATTGTCACGGGAAATAACACCGTTAAAAGTCTTTGGTTCGGGCTTTCTTTTATCTGACCATTTGAAGCCATTTTGTAATAACCAGATAAGTATAAATTCACCGTCAAAACGCAAGTTATGAAAATATAAATCAGAATTACATCTAGAAACCCACTCCATAAATTCATCTAAAGAGTTTCCTATTTTATAATTTTCTGATCTACCTATCTCCATGTAACCATAAGCCCAAACCCTACAGTCTAATGGGTCGGTTGTTGTTTCAAAGTCACATGAGTATTTTTTCCTAGCCATTTTTTCTATCCCCTATAGAACTTATCCTGTGTGCTAAAAAAATCTAATTTACCTTGTTCATACAAGTCAACATAGGACATTAAAATTGCTACATTATCTTCTTCTGCTGTCATCAATTGACCTTCACTATCCCAGTTATTAAAAGAAAACTCATTAAATGTGTAATACATTTCTAAAAAATGGTCAGCTCTTATTGCTCTCAATCTCTCAACTAATTCTCTCGTTATTTCAGGATCGGAGAACGTACCCTCTATTGACCTGATTAAGTTGTCCTTAAATGTTTCTTGACGTTGGTCGAAGTTATATTCGTCTGATAATTTCATTAAGTTTTCAACATATTTGTAAACGTCATCTGAATTCATGAATTTAGTTGAATCAAAGTCAAAAGGCTCTATAGGTCTATAAATGTCGTTAATTCTTGTCAGCATTCTAGCTTGTTGTTCTGCTGTCTGACCTGTTTTTTCTCCACGTTCAATTGTTTCTTTTGCGTTTAACTTAGACATTACCTCTTCTACTTTTCGGTTATACTTATCAATCATATTCTCAATATTCTGAACATCTATTTCAGAGATCGTTAACCCGAATCTATTCGTTCTAAACTGATAGTTTTTATTGTTCCTTCTTGTTACATCTTTCATTTCAGACTTCCAAAATTCAAAAGACTCTCTATCTTCAAATTCTGCGAATTTCGGAATCTTAATCTTACTTGTTAAGTCTATCCCGTGATTCTTTTTAATTCTACCTAACTTAGATTTAACGTTCCTTGCCAGACGTTTGTATTCGTCTTTGTCAGATTCCGTAAAATCATTGTTTCTATTTCTAGGCAAGACATTTCACCGCCTTTAAATTCTACATAAAAACCGTTCTTTTCTACTTCTTTATAAAAATGCAGATCAATAAACATATCAAAGTTATACATGGTATCATCTGCGAACCTTTTTAAAGACTTGTAGAATTTATCTCTATTTTCTTCATACTTTGCAAGAAACTTTACTTGATACAACTTTCTTGAAAAAAAGAACACGACACCTTCACAAGATGCCGTGTATTCACTTTCTTTCAAGTTATGGTATACACCGTCTCTGGTAGCCGCCATACCATAACCCTCCTTTATTAACCTACAATTTTTAGGATGACTTGCTTGCCTTGTCCGTTTGGTGCAGGTTTCTTTTTAACTTGAACCTTCACAGGCTCATAACCTTTTTCGTGTGGATACTCAAATTTTTGGAAGAATTCGTTCAATGTATGGTTTGCTGATTTTGATGACGTTACATACACAAGACCTTGTTTGTCATCAAAGAGATATGTTATAACACCGAATTCACGGAATCCTGTATCTTCATTGATTTTGTCGTAAGGGTTAAAGATTGCTCTCGTAACCTCAATTACTACGTTTTCTGATTCGTTCATAGACTTAACGTCCTCACGGTCAGAATCTTCACCATCCATCAAGTTGAATAACTCGATTTTTTCTGCTCTGTCTTTTGGTTCAAATGAGAAGTATTGAACGTATTTCTTTTTGCGTTTAAACTTTCCGTTCTCGTCTTTGTAGATGATGTAATTATCATCTTCCTCAACGATAGTTTGTACATTAAGTTGTTCTACTTCTTCTGGGTTCATGATTTCGTTCTTAGTTTCTTTAGCCATTTTGGGTTTCCACCTTTTAAGTTTTATAGTTTTTGTTGATTTAGCTTAGCCGCCATAGATAAGCTATTTTATTTTAAGATATCGCTAAAGCCTGTGGGTCAAACAGTCTTATGCGCTTTGTTCTGTTTTTTCTGGTGTTTCAATCTTTTCGCCTAGTTCAGCGAATTTTGTTGTCTCCATACGATAATGCTCTGTGCTTGGTTCAACTTCTGTTACCGTAGCAGGTGATAATCCTTTACGTAACTGGTTGAGTTTTTGTTGCGCTTTGTCTACTGAAACATTACCTTCTAGCATTAGTGGGTCGATAGCCTCAACTGACATTGTTCCATCCTCGTTCATTTTGACGATGTGTGCTTGTACTTTTGTTTGGGTGATTTGTCTAGTAATAAATTTTGCCATTTCTTTTTTCCGCCTCTCAAAATCTCGTATTTTAGGGTGTCTCGCTTGCCCTATTAATAGAATACACCACTTGAAACGGAAAAGCAACAAAAAAGTACAAAAACCTGCAAAATTTTTTAATTTGACTAGTTATTTCCTATTATAATAGTGTCAAAAATCTTCCGTGATTGGTATAATTAACATATAGATTCGACAGGAGGTGACAAACAGTGGCATTTACAAGAGAAGAACACGAGGAATTGCTTGTTGAGTTAGCAAGTGGCGAACTAACAGAAGAACGAAAATTTGAGATTCTCCAAACAATCAGAGCTGATCATGGAGAAGTTGTCGAGACTATCCAAACACACTCAAAGGAATTAGAGACTTTAAGGAAGGATAATCTCGATCTAACAACAACTAATAGCCGTCTATTCAGACAGCAAGGAATTCAAAACGATCCTGAACTAGCAAAACAGCAAGAAGAAAAAGATAGACACCAAACAATCAAGATTGATGATCTATTCAAAAAAGAAGAAAAGGAATGATAAAAATTGGCTATGTCAAGAAGCGCCTTAACACAGTTTAAGGAAACATTCGGCAAAGATACATTTGATATTATCAACGCAATTAAAAATAGTTCTCCGAAATTGCAAGAGAATTACAAGGAATCTGTAAATGCTGAAAACATTGCTAGATTCGGTGCAGGACTTCAAAACTCCCAAACGCTACAAAACGAATTTGTAACAGCTTTAGTGGATCGTATTGCATTCCATATTTTACGTGAAACTTTCCTTATGAACCCTTTAGCAAAATTCAAAACTGGGGCTATGCCTTACGGTCGTAAAATTGAAGAGTCATTTGTCGATATTACGAAGGAACACGAATATGATCCAGAAGAAGCAGAAACGACACTTTTCAAACGTACTATTCCAGATGTTAAAACATTGTTCCATGAAGTTAACCGTAAAGGGCGTTTTGACCAAACGATTCAGGAAGAAAGTTTACTAGCTGCGTTCACAAATGGTGCTCAATTCGATTCGTTCTTGTCTCAAATTCTTAACTCAATTTATAACAGTTCAGAGGTTCAAGAATTCTTATACATGAAATTGTTAATCGACAACTATTATTCAAAAGGATTTTTTAAAGTAGTCAAAGTGCCTACACTTGACACAGAAGCTAACCTTAAAAAATTCGTTGAGGCTTCCCGTGAACACTCTCTTAACATGACACTTTCATCTGGTTCAAGAGAATATAACGCAATGGGTGTGCATACACGTACAAACCCTAGCGACTTACACTTGATCATCTCAAACAAACTAAGAGCAAAAATGGATGTCAATGTTCTTGCTTCTGCGTTTAACATGGATAAAACAGACTTCATGGGTAGCGTTACTTCCATTGATAAATTCGGTGTAGCAGACATTCAAGCTGTTTTAGTAGACTCAAATATTTTTATGATCTACGACCAAGTACAAAAGATGGTCTCTACTTACAACCCTAAAGGACTTTACTGGAACTATTTCTACCATGTTTGGCAACTCATGAGTATGTCACGTTTCCATAACGCTGTAGCATTTGTGTCAGGTGATGTTGATGCCGTAACACAGGTTATTGTTGATCCACCTTTGTCAGAAGCTAAACAAAATGCGGTTCTTAATTTCAGTGCTATTATTCGCACAACTGACGATAAAGAATATACACCTGTATGGTCTGTAGAAGTGCCACCAGGCGTAACACTTGATGACGGCACAGAGATTACGCAAAAAGGTGTGCTTACTTTAGGTGCTAACCAAGAAGGACAAGTAACCGTAAAAGCTACAGTTAAGTACAAAGACATTGACGGAACAACCGATAAAGAACAGGTGGGAATCGGTGAAGTAATTGTAGTTAGATCATTCCAAGCTGATGTAATGTCTTAATATGTACATCGTAAAGGGCGTTGCGGGTGAAGATATTCCCGCCGGTTCACTCGTACGCCATATGTCATTGGACGGTAAACTTACTGTCACTCTAGCCAGAGGTGAAAAGCCCGACTATTTCACTACTAGACAACTAACAGAAGGTAAAGAAATTACAATCAATTTATTACAGCTTCCTTACTGGCGTGTTAAAACAAATGAGGACTTGGAAGCAGGTTCTCCTGTTATGACTGATTCAGAAGGGTTTTTAATCAAAGGTACTTACCATCAAAATATGGGTTATGTATTAGAGAATAGCAAAAAAGGCTCATATAATAATTACGTAGTAGGTCAGTCTGTACAGCCTGTTACACTTAATGACGTAGAAGGAATAGAAGGCACAGGTTACGCTTTACTATCTTCTACGACTTCTGATGAGGCTATAAGCGCATTAGAATTTTCCACAGTAGGTAATAGCTTAGTAAAGGCAACTTCTCAGGCAAATGCTAGAACAGCTATAGGTGCGGGAACGCCTTACACATTACCTAAAGCAACTATTGACACACTGGGTGGTATGAAGAAGGCGGGTTATGTCAATGCACTACCTGCCAATGCAACCCTTGAAGTGGCTGTAGATAGACTAAACCAATTATTGGCGGCTCTTAAATCGTCTGCCATAATGTAGGATGGTGTAAAAACAATGGCTATGCCACCTTTGTCCTCAACGTCCTTTAAGTTGTTAGCCAATGTACCATTTAAAAGTGATTACAAACACGTAAGACACTTTACAAGCAGAGGGCAACAACTGGACTATTTTAACAGTCAAAGGGTGTTAGCATCTGCAAATGAATCATTCAATTTTGAACCTGTCAATGGTGGTCTTGTCCAACTACGATTACCTGTTCATATTGATAAAATCAGAGATGCAACATACCTTATGATACAAAACACGGAATATAGTAATAAGTGGTATTACTGTTTCGTGGAATCTTTGGAATATGAAAACACATCCGTCACATATGTAAATTTTAAATTAGACGTATTTCAAACATATTTCCTAGATTCAACTTTTAATGATAGTTTTGTAGTTCGTGAACATTGCACGCTGTATGAAAACGGACAGCCTGTATTAAACACTCAACCCGAATCACTAAATTATGGTGTCGAGTATGAGAATGTTTGGTCTTACGAATACAAACCTAAATCAGGCGTTAAATGGCTTGTGTTCATTACAAAAAATAGAATTGATAACAATTCTGATGATGATAA